CTTCCAGATCCTGCTACGTCTAATTTTAGGAGTGGTGCTGGTATTCCAATGCCGACAAACCCTTCTAAAATAGTCTTAATACCCGCGAAAGTCTTTATACCAGCAACGGTTTCATTTCCTGAGTTATGCACCACGGCTGTATCATCAGCCTTAGCGCGCATTTCAGTAACAGTTATCTGATTCTTATCGACTGTATTGTCTTCTAAGGTTAAATCCTCGGCTGTGGTGTCCGAACCTGATAGTGTCTGTCCGCCTGAGCGCCCTGAGAGTAAGGCGACAACAGTACCCAACAAATTTTCAACAGTGATTTTTTTAGATGTCGAATCAGTTACTATATATACAATATCCGTTAGCTCACGACTTGTAACTTCTGTCAAAGCAGATACTTTTTGGTCGGCCATTATGCACTCTCCAATTTTACTTTACTATTGTCCTCGAACAGCATCACACCCCAGCCTTCAAGCAAGATGAAATCTTCATCGGATGGAATACTTGTAAGGATGTCGAAAATGATACCTGTAATTACGTCTGATATTACGTCTGTAGGATTCATTTTGGGTAAATTCCTAAGGTTACACTACCTGTAGAGATGCCAGTAGCTTTTACCATTGGCTTTGCACCCCTGCCATGATTAATTACTCGGCCATCTGAGAAAGTCCCGTTTGGGTATCCTACGAAACTTCCGGCGCTGTCCTCGCAACCAAATTCCAGGGTTGCGGATGCTGAGTTTTCTAAAACAAGAACAGTTGTCGAATCAGTGCGACTTACATTAAAACCCAGTTTGGGGTTAAAGTAATATTCTCCATCCTCAATGATGTTTATTTCAGCCATTATGCTTTCCTTATTTTTTGCAGTAAGTTTTCAGATTGTGCCTCGTATGATGCAGTGGTTTTTCCATTTATAATAGCCTCAAGTCCCATAGCGTCTCTTAAAACACTAAGAGTCTCAGCACCTGTTTTAATAGCCTCTACCTCGGCTTCTTTAGCTCTGAGAATTAACTCGTTCTCAAGGGTATCACGTTCAAGCCTAGTCTTACTTTCCAAGTTTTCCTGTTTGACTTTAAGTTCTTGTGTTTTTAATTTCAGCAATTCAAAGTTTAGTATATCCTTGTCTTCGCGTTCTCTTGCTTTACTCTGTAAATCAGCAACGTTAGCCTCGGCCTTCATACGTTCAGCTTCTGCAGTAGCAAGTAAGGCTTGTTCAGCTGCGCTTGGACCTTGATTCTGCTGTTGCGCTTGAACTTGTTTAGCTTCTTCCTCTGAGAGTTCAAAGTCTGGTATCAGCCCTTGCATCACCATTTGAGCTCTTTTACGTTTAGCAAGCCTATCCATACCAGGCGCAGGAATATTAGCCAAATAAATATCAGCGCCAGTCTGTAAGATTGTGGGGTCGAGAGCAGCGACATTTTGTATCGCCGCTGTTGTTTCTTGTTGACGATTGTGAAATGCTGCTCCGGCTGAACATATAAAGCTATACGTGCCCTTAGCAAGGTCGTTTAATGTTACAACGTTTCCTGTGTCTTCGTCGACAATTTGTTGGTTGATAGTTATAGGTTTGCTTGTACCGTCTTGCTGACTTAACTGTATTTCTCTTCTGGTGTCATATATTCTAGGAATAGCCCCGCCAATGACCCGGCATGTATGACTTATTGCTACTTCTAATGCCGTAAGATAACTAACATTTCCAACATCACCTTTATTCTGTAAGGCAGTTAGTGCCACACCACTTTGTAACCCCAATGTCGGGTCACCTGAAGGGTCAACACGTCCAGATATGGACTGCATATATCTGGCCATGGCAGTACTCAACTCTGTTAGACCTGGGTTTATCTGTGCTCCTCCAGTCTCAAATGGCTGTGGTTGATCAGATATAAAGTTGTAAAATTGAATAGGATCCGCATTTGTATTCATTGTTCTTAACTGACGTTCATACCCTTTTGCTTGTTGCGCGGTCATCCACTTTTTTGCCCTAGGAGCTAAAGCACCTTCTCCAACACGTCTAGACTCAGCATAATTTAAAATACGTTGGGGATCCATATGTTTCTCAACAATTCCCCAGTAAAGCACTTTATCCTCGACAACAAAAAAATTCCCGTACAGTGGTATAAGAGGTATATAAGAAAAAGCAGTCTCTTCTGCACCTGTTAAAAAATCACTGCCATCAAAGGCATAGTGCATCACCTTCACAGCACTAATTTTTCGTCGGCTAATCTCAGTTACCCCATTCTGTTGTAACTCATCTTGCACAGTGCTAAATTTCTCGTCAGCAGTAAAAACTGACCCATTTGACATTAGCACGAGTTCTGACGGATAATATTTCTTATAAAAATATTCGCCTACAACAACAGCATCGCTTTTCTTATGTGAATAAACGTTTCCTACCATATCCCTACCAACAGACGACCTAGAGCCCTTAGGAAACATCCGTAAATACTTAGACATGGATAAGGATGATAATTTAAAACCAAACTCAGCGTCTGATGCATCTCGCAACTCAGAATCAGGGTCAAACCAAACAGAGTCTACAAAGTTACTTATGGGGTAGATCATTATATCTTGGTCAAAAGATTGACTATCTCTAAATCCGTGCTTTACACCCCATCCAGCAATCCCTGAGACTAGCATCTGCTTAGCTGCGTCTCTATAGATGTATCTAGCACTCGGAGATGAATTATTCTCTATAGTACGTATTATCCCTTCATAATGTTCTGCAATTTCCGAGGTCGCAGGGCCACCTGCAGGCCTAACCTTTATAGCAAAATCAGCCCCACTAATTTCACCGTGAGCATCATTCACAATACCGCTTGTAAGATCAATGGTATACCTAGGCTGTTCATCAAACAGCTTAGCAACGTCAGGTTGCCACTGGCCAGAGCGAGTTCCAATAAAGTAGACTGCTTCTCTTGCCATTTCCCTGTTGTCATGCTCTACATTTTGTGCCTCTTCTAATGAGGCTAATATTTCACTATGTTTTATTGCCAAGATGTAAACTCCAGCTCAATTTGTTCGTTGAAAAGATCCCCGTCTTCGAAAGACATAACTAAGCTATCAAATAAATTAGGACTGTCAATCTTAAACTTAGTCTTCATTTCAGGTTTAGGCACTAACTGAATAAGTCCATTGTTATTGTGCTTACGTGGTATTCTACATGCTTCAGCACGTAGAAGCTCAAGTTCCTTTATCTCCGGGTTTATAAAGATCATTTTACCAGGGTCAGTCCAGATATTCTTTTCTACTGCAAGCCAAGTATTAAAAAACCGGTCACGCACAAACCAAGACTTTTGAGCTCGCTTATTGTAAAAGGACTCTTTATTTGTTTTACGTTTTACTGTTTCACCATGGACACCTTCATAGATCTGGCCAGGGTGGTCTACAGCTTCGGACCCCTTATACATAAGAAACTTAGTATGCTTCCCTTTAAGGGAATCCTCTACTTGACGGTTAAGGCTAACACCCATCCCGTCACAGTCCCACACAAATAAGTCAACCTTTCTTTGGTTAGCGTATTCAAGAGCCCAATCCATACCTTCATTCACATCACCTGTTTCTTTACTCACGGCATCAAGCACAAACGACCCATGCCTGTAGCACAACCCTTTGCTGTCAGGACCCATATCAGAGGGGTCATGCCCAACAACTTCAATGCCTTTGGGTTTCAGTCCTAAAGTGGTATACGCCTTTACTGCGGCATCGAACCATTCTGCTTTGATAATAGCGTTCTCCAAGTCTTCTTTAAAATGTCCAAGCCATTTATGATCATATTCTACTTTAGATAAATGCTGTTCATCGAACTCACGCTCTAATTTCAGTGTTTCAGGAAACCACGGATTTTCATCATAATTAGTCCAGACTATATAATGCAAGTCATCAGTGTATACTTTGTGCTGCAACAGTGTCTTATAAAATGGTAAAATAAACCGTTTAGCTGTTGCATCCGTTCTATACTGCGGGTTAAATATAATCCACAACTCTGAGTCTGCTTTTCTTAATGTTGGTGTCAAGTCTGTCAGAATCTCTTCAGTAAGAAAGTCACCCTCTTCAACCAGAAAAATGTCAAAGCCAGAAAAAGACTTGACTGACTTAGAGTCACGGCCTAAGCCTTTCGACTTGAAAAATCCACCACTTTTGTGTGCTATTTTCCTAGTCTGTATGTTAAAATTCTGCACCCCTAATTGTGTTATTTCGTCAGCGATTAAAGTCCAAATACTGTCTTCAATACTGGAACCGAACTCACGGAAACAGCAAACACGTTTACCCATGGTAGCCACTAGGTAAATAAGAATGTCAACACATGATTGACTCTTTGTGCCTGCACGACCACCTATAGCAACCTTAAATCTCTTATGTGTATTCAAAAAAGGGAGAAGCTTTTCAGTTAGGCAAAACTTAATCTTGGTCTGTGCCATCGTCTACTGCTTTCTGGTCAACGTCCTTATTGACGTGTGTAACCTCTAATTCCCAATTAAAATTCTGTGAACTCGCAGTAGGATCTACATTTGTGCTAGCCCTTTTTGCAATAAGCTCGTGTTTTTCAATCATCTTGAGATGAATACTGGCCAGGGTGGCGATCTCGCGTGAGTTTGGAGTTTCAGCACTGTCAAGAAGCTTAGCTGCTCTAACTAATGAATTCATGATATACTCTTCAGAGGAAGCTAAACTCTGCCAAGCCACAGCAGAGTTTAGCGCGACTAAGCCAGAAAGCTTAGTCTGGAGAGAACTCTTTAACTCAGCCACATACGACTCAAACTCAGCGTAGTCATCTACAGTCTTTAAGACCTTGCGTTCAATCTTATTTTCTTTAAACCAATTTGTGAGTGCAACTGAAGTGATTTTATACTGCTGAGCTAGCCTTTCAATAGACTCTTCAAGATAAACGTACTTATATTCTAATGTCTGTCTATCAGCCAAAGGCAGTAGAGAAGGACTTGAGACAGGAATTTCGGGTAGTGGCTGATCAAAAAAATTCATTAAACACCTTATAATATAATTAAACTTATTTTACATATGTATTATAGTAACATAGTAGATAGTAAAAGTAAAGCACTGATTTTAAGAATGTGAAACGTTCTATGGTAACATGAAACACCCACAAAATTTGTGGTAGTGTGAAATGTTCCACAAATTTTGTGACAGTGTGAAAATGTCCACAAAATTTGTGACAGTGTGAAAAACTAAAAGCGTGTGAACTGACTATGGTGGTTTTTTTTCTTTCTTTTCTTTTGATTTGATCTTTATATCGACCAGACCAGACCAGACCAGACCAGACCAGACCAGGCCAGACCAGACCAGACCAGACCAGACCAGACCAGACCAGACCAGACCAGACCAGGCCAGACCAGACCGAAATAATATAAAATAAAAAATCTGACTGATTAATCAGTCAGATTTTTATTTATTATAATAATTATAATTATTATATTTATTATATTTATTATATTTATTCCCAGTTGAGATCTTTAAGACTTACAATAGCAAGCATTGTCTTATTATTCATTCGGTGTGATATAATCGTCTGGCCGGATTTTATTATTTCCCGGCGAATATATGTTAAATTTGAGCTCACGTTTTTCGCTGAAATCGTTAAATTTTCAGCTATATCTTCGATATTATTAATCCCGGATAATAATAATTTTTTAACTCGATCAGGCATAGTTGATAAATTATTATTTTTTAAATTATTATTTTTTTCTGTTAATTCAGTTATAACAGATAATAATTCAGCCTGTGATAAATTATTATAATCGATTTTATTATTATTTTCAGTCATTTTTATATCTCCCAGTTATTATTATTTATTTTAAATAATTTATATAAACAGTTTATATAAATTATTTTATCGATCAGTTTTAAATTTAAAAATATTATATAATATTTTTTATCGATTGTAAACAGTTATTTTATATTTTTTATAAAATTATTTTTATCAATCAGTTTTAAATTTAAAAATATTATATAATATTTTTTATCGATTGTAAACAGTTATTTTATATTTTTTATAAAATTATTTTTATCGATCAGTTTTAAATTTAAAAATATTATATAATATTTTTTTTCAATTGTAAACAGTTTTTTTATTTTTTTTTTTTTTTTTATTGACCAGTTTTAAAAATATTATTTCAGCTAATATTATTTCAGCTGATATTATTTCAGCTAATATTATTTCAGCTGATATTATTTCAGCTAATATTATTTCAGCTAATATTATTTCAGCTAATATTATTTCAGCTAATATTATTTCAGCTAATATTATTTCAGCTAATATTATTTCAGCTAATATTATTTCAGCTGATATTATTTCAGCTGATATTATTTCAGCTGATATTATTTCAGCTGATATTATTTCAACTGATATTATTTCAGCTAATATTATTTCAGCTAATATTATTTCAGCTGATATTATTTCAGCTAATATTATTTCAGCTAGTATTATTTCAGCTGATATTATTTCAGCTGAAATTATTTCAGCTGATATTATTTCAGCTGATATTATTTCAGCTGATATTATTTCAACTGATATTATTTCAGCTGATATTATTTCAACTGATATTATTTCAACTGATATTATTTCAGCTAATATTATTTCAGCTGATATTATTTCAGCTGATATTATTTCAGCTAATATTATTTCAGCCGATATTATTTCAGCCAATATTACTTCAGCCGATACCATTATTTCAGCCTAGCCAGACTGGAAGCCCGGTAGCTCTTTATGCGCGGTTGCGTGGTCCCGGTACATACTTTCTGGCCAGTAGGGCAGTTTCAGCTCAAAGGGAAGCATTCAACAGGCCGTCCCTTTAGATATTTTTCACAAAATACGTGCATCGGGCCAGTGGTGTAATGGTGTTGGCTTGGTGTTATTTTAAAGCCTTGATTTTATTAAAAAAAAGAGCTTATTTAACACCATTACACCATTACACCAATATATATAAACTAATTATAAATTAATATTATTGTGAAACATTATTGTTTCACACACAAAATACGTGCAACATGGTTTTTACTATATTTAAAATTTTTAAATTTCCAAACTGGTGTAATGGTGTAGGGGTGTTGATTTTTGCAGTTTTTATAATAAAATCAGGTACTTAAAATAACACCAAGCCAACACCATTACACCAATGCTGTAAACGTTCTTTGTGAAACAATCCTGTGAAACAATCCTGTGAAACAATCCTGTGAAACAATCCTGTTTCACAGGATTTTATAAAAAAATATATAAATAATTTTATAAAAAACTGTTTACTTTTTATATTTTTTATTATATAATATTTTATATAAAAAAATACTTAGTGTAATTTTTTTATATATATTTATACAAGCTAAATAAAACTAAACAAACTAAATAAACTAAACAAAAGGATTAGACAAATGAATAAAACAGATAAAACAAATAAAATTTTTTCAGTAGAAAAAATATATAATCATCAATACACAATTCAAGTAAATAAAAACCCAGATTTAACTGAAAATTTTAAATACACTACAAAATTTTCAGTAGCCTGTCTTGATAGTTTAGCTGAAGCTGAAAAATATGTTGATCTTATCAAAGCTCAGCCCCACGTAGATCAGCTCCAAGTTCAGCCCCTTTATTCTATTGAAGAGTTAGATTTATCAGACTACGCAGTATATTTAGATGTTATCGACTATGATAACACACTGGCCAGACAAAAGTGTATTGAAGATATTGAAGTATATTTAGACGTTATTGAATTTGATGAACTTAATAAATGTGTAAACTAAACAAAAGGATTTAGACAAATGGAACAGACAAACTCAAAGAAACATTTAGCTGAGAAGAACGTCACCCCTGGCCAGAGAATTGAATACGCTGTCTATGCCTCTGAGCGAGTGTTGTCAATATTCGAAAACAGTTATCCTGATAATACAGGGCCGCGTTTAGCTATTGCAACTATAAAAGAAAATCTTGACACAGCTGATTCAAATATAACTGCTGATATGATTGCTAATATTTTAGCTACAAGTACTGAAGTTTGTAAAAACAGTGCTGCATATCCAGCTATAAAAGCAGTTAAATATACAGTTGCTGCAGCAATCGCTGAGTCAGAAAATCATCAAGCATGCCTTGTTGATGTAGCAATTGACGCAGCAATTGAAGCTATAACTAGAGACGCCTTAGCTAGAGATATAGACATAACAAATACTGTTAGTCTTTCAATTGCAGCTATTAGAGTTAAGCATACTCTAATAAAGCTGAAAGCGTTAAGACTAAAAAACAACAACTAAACAACTAAACAACTAAATAACTAAACAAAGGAGTACTGACATGACAAAAGAGCATTTACAAATTATAGTTAACGATCATCAAGCTTTCTTACAGAAAACAAACACTTGGGCTCTACCTGCTGACTTGAGCAACGTTAACCTGAGTCACGCTGATCTGAGTCACACTAACCTGAGTCACGCTAGAATATGTTTCACTGATTTGAGTGACGCTAATCTGAGTCACACTGATCTGAGTCATGCTGACCTGTGTCACACTGACTTGCGCAAAGCTGATCTGAGTCACGCTGACCTGCACAATGCTGATCTGAGCAATGCTGATCTGAGCAATGCTGATCTGAGCAATGCTAATCTGCACAATACTGACCTGCGCAATGCTGACCTGCGTGATGCTGATCTGAGCAATGCTGATCTGTACAAAGCTGAC